TCTTTCTCTTTATTTGTCCTTGCAGTGATCTATATACTGTGCCTGCTCTTGCCATGATTTGAGATTCCTGTTAAAAATCTTCAGTTGTTAATTCTTTGGTCTGGATATAAACTTTGAGAGAGATTGTAACTCTTGATTGCTCTTGAACATATTCAATCTTAGCCCAACGCTTCTTCTCATCAAGTTCAATCTTATACAGCAGGTCGTGATCTTTAGCGTGAATGGTGCCTTTAATTACCCTAGCCTGCAAAGGCTTAGCAATCGCCAGAGATACAGAACCTTTCTCTTTGAGAGTTCTCCAGATTGGGTCATACTTGCCCATAAATAGTTCCAATTCTTTTTAGTATTTTAGATTGGACATAGCTATTGTTTTTATTTACGTGGGCTATGTTGCCTGTATTATTTGATTCTGCTTCTTACAGGGTCACTCTCAATGATTCAGTAATACTACATGGATTAACTTGGCTGAGGAGTTTAGCTCATGCTGAGAGTGACTTTGTAAGAGGACTCACAGGATACTTTGCTAGTACCTCAGGATAGCCTGAGCGATTCAGCATTTCTAACGTGAGTCCAATACTGGTTTCATTTTTATACAGTAACCAGCAAACTATACTCTTCACTACTACAAATCTTATAAGACCCGCCTGTAAACAGGCAAACTGCATATAGCAAGTTGTTAGGTCATATAAGAGGACTCTTGAATACCATTTAAACCTGCGGTCAGGTATAGGATTCACATCAAGAGTCCAATGCTAGGTATTGGTTGCGATAGAACCTAGCTAACTATCTTTGGCAGGCCACCAAATTACAGATTCAGCAGCAGGCTGGTTTCATCCGTCGATTGCAGAGTCTCCAGCTTGTTGCTCAGCCACTCAACTACTGGTGCGAACTGCTCACCTTGAGTAGTGTTGTTGATATAAATCCCAAGTTGCTGTTCAAGCAGTTTCAGAACAGGCTTATTGGTCTTGGCATTAGCGAACTTGGTAGTGAATACTTTCGCAGCCAGCTCCACGCTCTCTTTAGTCTTGCCAGTAATACCGGGCATGATCGCAATGTAATCAGCAGCGAAGTCATCCCACAGTTCTTTAGCAATACCACCACCGCGACGCTCTGCTTTAGGCAGGTTAGCAATGAAGTCCCAACCCAGAATCTCATACGGGAAGTTAGCAGCGGAGATATTTTCATCTTCGTTGATCTTCTCGCGAGCTGCATCCAGAATAACAGCACGGCAAGCTTCAAGCAGAAGTTCTTGTGCTTTAGGCGAACCATTCTCCAGAATGTCCACGATACCTTCCAGTGAGAGCGAAGGAATTGGCAGCGTAACAGTAGCACGCTTAGTTTCGATCTTGGTATCAGGATCTTTCACTTTGCGGAAATGGAAACTGGTATCCAGTACATCTACCTTGTTATTGAAATTAGCTTTGATCTTGGTATGCAGTTCTGCGTTAGCTTGTGCTTCAGCTGCCAGTTCTTCTGGGGACTTCACAGTAGAAGTAGCTACTGGAGTAGCAGCAGGTGCAGCAGCTTGACCAGTTTGGCCTTCTACTACAGCTTCTTGACGGTAAGCCATTGCGCTCATTGCTACTGCCAGCATATACACTTTCGAGATTTGACGCATGATTAGTTTCCTCAGTAAATTCTAGCTCTTTATTATGGGTGGCTAGATAACCTGAACTACTTAACAGGACTACGGAATAGACTTCCCCGCTACAGAAATGACAGTATCGCATACCCGTAGGAGGGAGTCAAGGGGTTTTTTTAATGCTAGTTAGGAGATTCCAATCAGATTAATATATCACAGACTTGGTTATAGTAAATTAACCTAACAGTAGTACGGTCACTCTTTGGATCTATGTGGGATCTCCAAGTGCTTAACCCTTTAAGCCATTTCTGTCTCCAGTTAGGGCCAACTGTATTAGTGAACATTATCTTTACGCGATTTTTAAGCTCCTCTAGAGTATAAATCTCCTCCATACTTCCCATATCATCTAGGAGCGGAAAGTACTGAGCTTTGAGTTCAGGAGTAATAGCACTCATTCTGGCATCTTCCCGCTCCAGATTACAATACCATCTTGCCGAATATTAATTAGTTTCCCCTCTTTCTCGTAAATATAGTATTCCTGAGAAATGTTGAGTAAATTAATGACTGCTCTGGCTGAAAATCCTAAAGTCGCAAGAGTAGTAATAAGTGTGGTTGCTTGCATTGGTAGTAATTTCATTTCCTTACCCTCTCTTTCCATCTTTACTTACTTTACCTTTAAAGTACTCAGCTTTCTCAGCAAGAGTATTCCCTTGAATCCGCTGTGAGTTGATTCCTTTAGTCATGCTCTCTGGTTCACAGATGATATAGAGCTCTTCTTTTGCACGAGTAACAGCAGTATAAAGCAGTTCTCGTGACAGCATTGTAGCGTGACTTTGGTGCAGCATAAGAAAGACTTTACGGAATTCGGAACCTTGGGACTTATGCACCGTGAGAACGAAACTAAGGAGTAACGCGTTAAGCGCACCTGCTGAGTCCAATGTAATTTCACGCCCAGTCTCCAGTAGTTTAAGTGTAATTGCATGGCTTGCTTGTCTTACCCGATCTTCCCCGCTAGCAGCAGATTGAGCTAATAGGAAATCAATATCAGCATCAGAATCTACAGCAGTAGTATCTACATGGTGCTTACTATCTCCACCAGTACCTTCATTGTATCCCCAGTAATCTAGGAGTAAACCTTCGGGCTGTGGCTGCGCACCATCATACTGTGGATTCTTTTCAATCTTAGTAATTACTGCATCTTCCTTATCATATAGGACTTTATCACCTACGGAATAGTATCCTTTAACGAATCCTGCAATTACCTCCCATACAGGAACTCCACGCTTCCGTGCAAAGTGTTGAGCAAGATGTTTGTTAAGTTCCAGAGTTCCACAAGATTTATTGAATGGGATAAGAACCATGTCATCATCCGGATTGTAATGTCCATGATCTGCTGCTTGTTTAAGGAATGCAGCAATAGTATTAAGTGCCAGATCAGCGCCAATCTTCTTTTTCCATGGATGGATGGTTAGTTGATTGGGGAATTTCCATTCAGAGTACTCAGAAGTAGGAATAGGAACACCACTAAGAATACGATGCGCAAGCCTAATAATAGGAGACTCAAGTGCCTGCCGATAGATTTCGGTAAGTTCAACAACTGGTAATTCCAGCATTTTGTATCCAAGTATTGCAGCACCAAATACAGGAGGTAACTGCTGAATATCACCCAGAAAGATGAACTGTACATTTGAAGGTAGCGCACTCTTTAACTCCTCATATAGATCCACAGATACCATTGAAGCCTCTTCAATTACACATACTCTGATTGAAGCTGGTAATGGTCGCTCAAAGTGCCTTGTAGGTTCAAAGTTCATGGTCTTGCGATTCTGCCCAGTTTCCGGGTCCCATACATCATGATAGACTGGCTCATATTCAAGGAGTGCATGAATAGTAATACAGTTACCCTTCATATCTTCTGCTACAGCTTTTCGAATGTTACTAACTGCACGTCTGGTAAAGGATACAATAACAATGCCGGGAGTTTTATCTCGAAGATATTTGTGTCCGTCAGCTTCAAGAATTCCCGCACGCCCAGAAACAATGAGCTCTTCCATAACTCCACGCATACAAGTTGTCTTTCCTGAACCAGCAGAGCCAATGAGTACTGCGGATTTACCGCTACTTGCAGTTTGAACGAACTGAAGTTGTTTCTCATTGTAAGAGATACTGCGCCCTGTTGATCTGTCAACTCCACCAGATTCGGAGTTACTTGTAAGAGTATTGATTGCATTGGTGATCTCAGTAGTGGTAGTTGGAATCTTGGATTTCTCCGCAAAGTACTTCTTCTCAGCCATGCGGTATTTAACTCGCTCAAGTGCGCTGAGTTGCGAGATTTCCTCAATACTGAGAACATGGAATTGGGTACCTGTATCATTAGCTGGAGATACTGGAGATACTTCTGGGGATACTCCTAGCCCTCGTTCCTCGGGAGATGCTACTGAATCATTAACCATTTGCTCATGGGGATCAGTAGCTCGCTTATATCCAGCAGCTTCTACTTCTAGTACTCTCCTGTCCAGAGTTGGATTATTAGCACGTGCTTTTGCAAGGAGTTCTGTTAATCTCTCCTGTGATATACCTTTGGGACTCATGATTTATTATTCCTTTGCTTAAAATATAGATAGCCACGAACTACACACTTGGCTGTACCTTGTTGGGGATGAAGGAAAAGGATTAAGCTGGACTTAGGTGCTCTGATATGTCCATAACCAGATTCTTTACACCAACCTGCGTAGATACCTTCTCGCTTATTTCTGGAGATTAGGAGTCTCATGTTAATCATCCCTATGCTCATACTTATCTGCATCATCAGGCTCAGGTGGAAGTTCCAGCTTCTTAAGTGTTAAGCTTTTAATGAACTCAGATTGGAGAGTGTTAAGCTCAAAATCATTAAGCTCTCCACAGGTCTCATTTACTATGTGTACATCCTTAGAATTGCGAAGGAAATCAACAAACTCATGGATAGCTTGGATTACTTGTGCAAACTGCTGGAGTTCGGAAGCAGATTTCTGATTCTTGTCTTGAGTGTTCATATCACACCATCCCCGCTGCTAGTAATGCGTTATAGTTAACAGCTAACTGAGTTTCCATGTAAGTACTATCCCACTCATTTAACTCAACAGTGGAGGATACATACTTATTTTGGTTAGACGCCCAGATACCATACTTCTTGCGTAACTTAGCATATGTGGCTAAATCAAGTAATAACCGTTGGCGTTGATAATGCTGGTATTCTTCATCAGTTTTAAAGTTCAGGGTAAGTCCATCTGAACTGCATATGATGTGGGTCATAATTCACCTCCCATTAGATACATGCAATCAAAATCAAACAAGACAGCGGTAGGCACAGTAATCGGTATAATCTGAATTGGCGCCTCTATCATAGCCCAGTAGAAGTCTGGATTAAATACCTTGTGCCTGAGGTTAAAATTGTACATCAGGGCACGTTTCATAATAGATTCTCCGATACAATCCGTACTAATACAATTGGCTCAATCCCAAATTCAGGTTTGGCCGCCCGAAAGCTAAGTCTTAACTCATGTGCCTTCTTAGCAGCATGAGGGAAACAGCCCTGATAGATTACAGCATACCGTACTGCAATGCTATCTTTAATTGAATGAGTGATGGTTCCATCTACCAGAAGATTTCTAAGTATATGTCCCGGCATGTGGAGCATATGATAGATTTCTAACGCCTTAAGCTTATCGGTAGGCACATGAAGATTGTTTCTCATCACATCTCCAAGCTGGTATTTATTACAACCATACGTGGAGACTAGGAATTTCTGACTAATTGGTTTAGTTGCTGCTCGTTTCTCTTTTGGGAACATATCTGCTTGGACTTGAACTTGAGTATGAGTATTCATCACAAATCTCCCTTATTAATCACAATCTTTTTATTTGGATGGAGAACAGATTCTGCTGCATTGATTTCTGCAATCTTAGCTGCTACTGCCTGACCACGCTCATAGTCTTGTTTCAGTTTCCAATTCATCTTGGCTTTGATATACGCCAATTTGTTAGGATACTGAGATTCAATGGGTTGAGCTATTGGTGCTGAATCAATTAGCGCTAATTTATTTGCGTCCTCAATGCTAGTATCAGCATCTAGAATTCGGAAAGTAATACCGCCAGCACCAAGATCAATATCACCAAGGTCCAAGAAATTCTTCTTTCTTTCAGCCCCTGCGCGCAGGAGTGCCATAAGAGTATGAGAGTAAATACTTCCATGCTCTATGTTCTCCTCACAATGTTCAATGAGCTCATTAAGATCTTCATCAGGAATCTCCCAGATAGCCTCAGTCTTAGCACAGCATTTGATGATATGTTGCCAATACTGAGAAAGAGTCATCTGTCTACCCCCAAGAATGGAAGTATCTAATCCGGCTGCAAATTCCGGGAACTTACCTGCTTGAGCCGCCCAATTAGCAAGCTGGTGAGCGTACTGGGATATATCTTTGGTTTTGTCTTTAATCAGACGCTCAAGTATTGTTTCTTTTCTTGATAGTTTCTCCAATGCGGTGGAAGTTCTATATTTATTTGCATAATCAGCGTAGCATTGTCTCCAGATTTTAATCCACTCTCCAGAATCCTCAAGGCACTTTGTGTCTGGAGTAATTACAAATGTTGGAAGGTGGAATAGTTGCTGACTTCTCTCTTCCCCATGATTTAATATGATCTCCACTATATCAGTAAGATGGTGCATGTGATGGGCAATGATACTGGGAGTATCCGCACAAATAGATGCAGGACTCCTGAATTCCATCAGACCAGTGGAATTGAATAGAGCCAAATATAGCAGGTAATCCTCAGTATCTGTAAGTTCCTGCTCAAGCCAGCGTTCCGTAAGTTTCAGAAGTCTAGGAGCAGGTACAGAAAAGATTGGATGTGAGTGTTCGCGAGAAGTAAGAGTTAGTGGCATATGTTGGACACTGAATTCTATACCTGAAATTGCGCATAGAATTTTACTCATGCTAATACCTCCATCAGTTTTTTATGGAGTTCTGATACTGCTGGAGTAGCATATTTAAATGCTCGTTTGAGTTCTACTAATTCACATGCAAGGAATAATGCAGCTTCCTTATCCATGTGAATTTTAATTGGAGAATTTGGCTGAGTATCTGGCTGATGAGTGACTACTAGAATCATGGTAATTCTCCTTCCCTATAAGGGCTATTATTAATACTACTTGGTCATGGTACTGCTTTTGGGCGTATTACAAACTACTGAACAACTGTGCTGCTAATGCGGAATCATTTGAATCTGCATCATTTAATGCATGAGTTACTAGTTCTGCATTCTCTACTTCGGCTCTTACCTGTGAGACTGTCTTACCTATAAACCTGTGCAATGGTAATACTACTCCATACATAGATTCATAATCAAATGCCTCAAATTTGATATTATCTAACTCAGCCTGTGAGAGCTGCGCTAATGCCATTTCCTCAGGAGTTGCGCCCAAGGATGTGAGATTTACTGATGATTGCTTTTTAACTCCAGTAGCTACATAGGCCGGAGTCTTAGTACCATGCTCAAAATCTACTGCTAGTTTCTGGAACTTAACCATAGCTGCTTTAGCTGCTAGATCTAAGCCATGGGTACGATTCTGATATTGCAATACTTCTATTACTCCTGTGATCTCATGCTCACTTAGTGATGGGCGATACACTCTGGTAGATACTGACATTTTAAACTCTCACTAATTAGAATTGAGGGGTGACAAATCGGCATTCCTGCCGAAATACCATCATGCCAGATTGGCAAATGCCTGTCAACCCCTCCCAGATCCGACCTCCCTCAATCTCTCTAAGTAGTTAGTATCTAGTTCTATACAAGAGTTACTATTAGTGTGTATACATAACGGGTATATTTTAGGGTATATCAAAATTGAAATCTTATTTAATTAATTTAAAACCCCTCAATAGCTCTAGAGATTGACATAGCTAGCTGTAAGTAACAGGATCTATATCAATCTCTAAGGTTATAATATAGGGACAGAAAAGGGGTCAGGAGGGAGGGAGACCACATGCCGTTTACCTAATTGGCAAGATGGTGTTCTGTCACTCTGACCCTTTGGCAAATCATCCAATCTCTTCTGTAACTTCCAACTTATGAGAAATGTTATCTAATATATCCAATACCCTGAATGCAGTATCATGCCGGATATGTGCAACCTGTGAGAGTAGCAAACCCTTCTTCATACCATCAGGTGAGACTAATGCATACAGTTTAGGGTACAGATCATTATAGATCTTACCAGCGAACACATACTGATAACAGGAATGGGTTAGAATCTGGGAATATAGGTTCCTTGATAGGAAATCCTTTGCAAGTTTCAAGGAATGGAAGTAATTTGTAGCTCTCTTTTCAGTCACCTGCTTATCAGGCTTATCCATATCTGCGCTGATAAAATCAATTCTGTGAGTAGTCATAGTGAGATTAACTCCTTCATATAAATTATTGTGATATTACCATGCCCATAGAACTCATAGAATGCTTCTTTCAATGCAAGCAATGAATGGCTCATATGGTATCTATCCTGTGAAAGCAACTCAATCACATTCTCAGCCTGCTCACAAGAGATAGCTACTAAGACCTGTGCGCTGGCAACTTCTTTAAGAGTCAGGTCTGAGACTACAGACATAATTACATTATGTGCCATTATATTAGTCTCCGTTAGCCACAAGTACATTGTTAATGATAGTTGCACATTTATCTGCAAATGTTACGTGATCTGCATGAGTCCATTTATTCATATTCTCAGCAGCATATTTAAGACAGTGCCGAATATAATCCAACTCAATTGCAGTGAGTTCAATCTTATATTCACTCTCATGAACCACATTATACGGAACATCAGGTTCAGGAAAGTTATGTTCACTCAGTTTTTCCACGTGGATAGTCATAGCAAATATCTCCTATAATACAGGTTAATAAAAACTGCGGAAATTACAATCAAAGCACACTCGCAATCCTACCAATCATTGGAGACTGATAGGATTACAAATCACTCTGTTAGGGCTTAGGATTACCAATACCATTCATATTACCCATTGGCTGAGTAACTGGTAATGAATAGAATCCTTCTCGGATGCGAACAGCGCTAATAACTTCTATTGGCAATTTACTACCCGGATGCACAAGAGTTGCCAGTATAGCTGTATCTGTATCCCGCATTGTTTCGAAGCTATCCACCAATACAACTTTAGTCTCAGTTCCATGTGTGTATGTAATCTTGCGCATAGTATTACTCTCCTCTAATAGATACTCCAAAGTATCCGACAAGTAAGACTCCCAATCTCTGAGAATCTTACTTAGCTGATTACTTTGATTCTTACAGCAGATCAAGCATCTCAATTGCACTTGAATTCTGTTCAATCATCTTATTCAGCCGCGCACTAAACCGTGCTGCCAACACATCCCCAGCTGGAGCGAGTTCCAAGCATTTGAGAAGACTCGTACACAATTTCGGCTCATAACTTGTCTTACCTCCTGCAAGTCCACTTACCTTATCTTTGAAACTTCCTAGTACTTTCAATACCTGTGCAGATTCCGCATCAGTAGGAGTCGCCGATACTCCCAACTTATCAGCCAATACCATTGCCAGTGACTCTGCAATCTCTGAGTCAAACCACTGACCAATGGATTCCTTAGTCAATCGCCCAGATTCATTGTTGGATTCCAACCATTCAACACATGCAGCGATTGAGATTGATTCCATACTGATTGAGGCATTTCCAGCATCAACCAATTCACGCACAATCTTATCTTGCACAGTCTGCAAGTACTCCACCATCACAGGAGCCAATGCCACCACATTAGCAACTACCTCTGCAACTTCCACCAATGGCAGAGATACACACTTGCTTTCCCGCTTGATCCCACAAAGCGGCGATTCCTTATCAGTTACAGTCTTGTATGTAACCTTGGAAAGCCTTTGCCCTGTGAAAGCTTTGGTGCTCTTAGGGTCATAGGTAACTACGGAATGGTTCAGGGTATCAATGACGGACATAATATATTCTCCAATTTGGTCTAGGTTATAAAACTTGGTCTTACTCACTTGGCAGTAGCGCCAGATATAGACTCCCAAAGAATCTATACCTTGCACAGTACTATCCTGTTACTTACCCAGCAATTCAAACAATGCAGCTTCAATACTCCATCCCCTGATTGCAAGATACCTACCAGCAGTATAATATCCCAAGCTTTTCCCAATCTTCCGGGCTTGCTCAATCTGAGTATTACCTTGGCTATTTTCCGGGTTCTTACCAGTGATTGTAGTGACTACCATTTGTAACTCCTAATTAGTGATTGATGGATGATTGCTGCAACTCTTACTTTTTCCTGCTAACCTATTCCTTGTTACTCCTAACTTACCTGCTTTGAAACTTCAGACCTGTTAGTGCTGAGTCCATATAAAGAATTATACAGGAACTACTAGAGAAGTATGTGATGCAGATCACAAATCAGAGATTTATTTGAATACCCCTAAGGATTGTAAGGTTATTACCCTGAGTGCGAATGGTAATACGAATCATTCTCATTCAGATCTGAATGCTAGTGCTAATGGTAATAGCAATGATAATAGCAATGATTCGCATTCAATACCAGCTTGTATGATGTCTGATCTCTACTGTACTACTGTACTACTGTACTACATCACTACTATCTCGCATGCGATTGAATCGTACTAGATTGTATCGTACCCGTGGGGGATGGAGCCTTTTTACCTTCATGGCGCGCTGTAGTCCTAAGTAGATATCCTTGATTTTCTAAACTTTCCAAGTACTCAGTAGTAGCTATTAGTACTGGGTGCATTGAATCCCTAGGTTACAGTAATAAGGAGGGGCAGTAAGATGAAAATTATATACAAAAATTTGCAGGAGCACTACATGAGCCAATTACAATCAGCACGGAGTCAGAAGGAACAGAGGGCAATACAGTTGCTAGGTGGCGGGCAACCAGCAGTAGTTGTAGCCCAAGCAGTAGGTGTTACTGAGAGTATGGTATCACAATGGATGTCAGATGCCTCATTTGCTGCGGAAGTTACGGAACTTAAATTCCATAATCTCCAGAAGTTCAATGAGATGGATGATAAGTATGATGGGATGGAGAAGAAACTTGCGACGCAATTAGAAGAAGTAATACCGCTATTGATGAGGCCAATGGAAATAGCGAAAGTATTACAGACTGTAAATAACATGAAGCGACGGGGCCAGAGTGCTCCAGAACATGTAACTGCACAGAGTACTGTAGTTAATCTCCTGATGCCTAAAGTGATTGTACAGCAATTCACAACCAATGTCAATAACCAAGTAATCCATGCAGGTGGACAGACACTAGAGACCATACAAGGTTCTGTGCTTCTGAATGCAGCTAAAGCCAAACAAGCCGAAATGTCAAAACTAGGATTAGGATTACACAATGAACTCAAGAACTATACAGCAAACACAGAAGTTACAAGTGGATCAGGTGGTGGAGGAATCCAGCAAATTGAGAATGCGATTACAGGAACAGAGTAAGGCTGCTGCCTATAATATGTTGTTAAGAATGCAGAGCCAGTTAGAAGCTAATTACTGTGTAGGTGCTACCCAAAGAGCAAAGGTAGGATGCTAATATGAAGAGTCTATTAGAAGGATTAGGGGCCACAAGTGAGGAGATAGTAAGGGCCAAATCAGAGGCTGCTGATAAGGAGATTTCATCCTATGACTCAGCACAGGCGCCGGAAACTACCCAGAACTCTACATTCAATGCAGAAGAAGTACATACGCTCGCAAGAGATTCCCTAGATTTTCTAGGGGCCTTAGCAGCACCTACAGTATTCCAGTTTCTATTTCCACCTGTGTTTATCTCTGTGTGGCTATGGCTTGTGAGTTATATTAAGAAGCCCAGAACATTCCCACAGTTAGCATTAGGATTACCAAGGGGATTTGGTAAGACCACAGTAGTGAAGCTGTTTATACTCTATTGCATACTGTTTACAAATAGGAAATTTATACTGGTGATAAGTAATACAGCCAAACTAGCCCAGAACATTATATTCGATGTGGCGGCTTTTCTGGATGAGCCCAATATTAAGAAGGTATTTGGGGACTGGAGACAAGGTATGGTGCAGGATACCTTGGAAATGAAGAAGTTTGGATTCAGAGGTAGGAACATTGTACTGACAGGAATAGGGGCAGGAACATCTCTGCGAGGGCTTAATATTAACAATGAACGTCCTGATCTAATGATATTTGAGGATATTCAGTCCCGGGAAGAAGCAGATTCAGAGATTCTATCTAATGCCCTAGAGCAGTGGATGGTTGGTACTGCCATGAAAGCTAAATCTCCTAGTGGCTGTATGTTCCTGTTTGTAGCTAATATGTACCCAACCAAATGGTCCATACTTAGAAGACTCAAAGCCAATCCGAATTGGACGAAGTTTATAGCAGGCGGTATCCTTGCTGATGGTACTAGTCTTTGGGAAGACTTGCAGCCAATAGAACAATTGAAACGTGAATTTGAGAATGACCTTGCAATGGGTAGGCCAGAAGTATTCTATTCTGAGGTACTTAATGATGAAAATGCAGCCTCTAATAACCTGATTGATTTCTCTAAAGTTCCAGAGTATGTATGGCCTAATGATCAAATTCCTGAAGGGAACTTTGTAATTATTGATCCATCTGGATGGAAGAAGAAGTCAGATGAAGTAGCAGTAGGTTATTTTGAAGTGCATGAGCAAAAACCAGTACTAAGGCAATTGAGAAGTGATAGGCTGAGTCCAAGTGAGACCATTACTACTGCAATTAAGTTCTGTCTGCAAAATAACTGTAGAGTTGTGGCCATTGAGTCTGTAGCTTATCAAGCCACTCTTGCTTACTGGTTTAATTTCATCTGTATCCAAATGGGTATCATTGGTATTGAAGCTGTGGAGATCTATCCGGGCGGAACTTCCAAGAATGCACGAATTTTGGGTATGTTTAAAGAGTATCAAGTAGGTAATGTAATAGTTCACAGGGACCTGAGAGCAGAAGTCCATGCACAGATGGTTACTTTCAATCCAATTAAAGAGAATAACTCTGATGATATTCTAGACCTATTAACCTATGCCCCTAGAGTTCTTGCTGAGTTCGGGGAATATGTGGTTAATATTGGAGAAATCAGAGATTTGGAGAGTGAATCAATTGGTGTGATAGATGATAATTGTGTTTATTGAGACTACTAAGCCCCAAAATTAAAAGGAATTACAAATGACAATGCCAAATACAGTAATGAATCTGCACCCCAAGTCACAACTTGCTGTGCTAGAGTTTCTAAAGCAATGCTTTAATATGTACAATTCGAATATTAATATCCGGGAACGTATGAGGGAAATTGATCTCACTTATGCAAGGGAAAAGAATCAAGAAGCAGAGCAAAAGAGAGCTAAACAGAGTAATAGATATGGATCTCAAAGTGCTCTGCAGGATTTCACTATTCCTACAGTTATGCCACAGGTTGAAGCAGCAGTTGTATATCAAACTTCAGTATTTTTGCAAGGTGTGCCGATCTTTGGAGTAGCTCCAACTCCTACCAATGCTGATGATGCAATGGCTATGGAAGCTGTAATGGCGGAGAATGCTACACGAGGTGGCTGGGTACGGGAACTTATGATGGGTTTCCGGGATGGGTTTAAATACAACCTGTTTGCAACCGAAGTTAAGTGGGAACGTAAAGTTACTGCTGCCCTAGAAACTGATATTAACTTTGGAGATGGTAAGCAAGGTAAGCCCAAGAATGTAAATTGGGAGGGGAATAGCCTGAAAAGGTTAGATCTGTATAACACCTTCTTTGACACTCGTGTATCTCCGACCCGTATTCATGAAGATGGTGAGTTTGCTGGATACAATGAGTTAATGAGCCGAGTGAAGCTTAAAAAATTCATCTCAGAGCTCCCTGATAAGATCATTGGTAATGTGACCAAAGCATTTGAGTCTGGTGTAGGAGGTACAAGTACTGGAGTTTCCAGCGCCAGTGGTATTGCTAATTACTACATTCCAGATATTAACCTTGGTGGTGGTCTTACTAATGGCGCTAATCATGGAATGAATTGGATGTCTTGGGCAGGACTTGGTGGTACGGAGAGCAAAATTAAGTACAAGAATATGTATAAGGTTACTACTTTATACGCCCGTATTATGCCCGCTGACTTTGATATTAAAGTACCTGCTGCTAATACTCCACAAGTCTGGAAGTTTATTGTTGTGAATGACTCAGTAGTACTCTATGCTGAGCGTCAAACAAATGCTCATGGCTTCATTCCTATTCTGTTTGCACAGCCGTATGAAGATGGGCTAACTTATCAGACTAAGAGTCTTGCTAAGAATGTTGAGCCAATTCAGGATATCTCCAGTTCGTTGATGAACTCAGTATTAGCAGCCCGTCGTCGCGCCCTTAGTGATCGTGGACTGTATGATCCCTCACGAGTGACTGAAGCTAATATTAATAGCATGAATCCAAGTGCTAAGATTCCAGTGCGGCCTTCTGCTTATGGTAAGCCATTGAGTGAGGCTTATTATTCTATTCCATTCCGGGATGACCAGAGTCCGCTAATCATGCAGCAAATTGGAGCTATGGGCCAGTTCGCTGATAAGATTAGTGGATCTAATCCAGCTAGACAAGGTCAATTTGTCAAGGGTAATAAGACTCAGCATGAGTTTGATTCCGTGATGAATAGCTCAAATGGTCGTGATCAAATGACTTCTCTGCTGCTAGAAGCACAGTTGTTTACCCCCATGAAGGAAATGCTGAAGATTAATATCCTTCAGTATCAAGGCGCTGGATCTGTATATAATCCGGAAAAACAGCAATCGGTACAAGTAGATCCTGTAGCACTGCGCAAAGCAGTATTGGAGTTTAAAATCTCTGATGGTCTCACACCTACTGATAAGCTAGTAAATAGTGATGTGATGATGGTAGCAATGCAGCAGATTGGCTCTAGTCCACAGATTGGTGCAGGTTATAATATTGCACCTTTGTTCAGTTATTTGATGAAAACTCAAGGTGCAGATCTTAAAGCCTTTGAGAAGGGCCCAGAACAGCAAGCTTATGAGCAAGCTATGGGACAGTACCAAGAGATGTGCCTGCAAATGGCTAAAGCTAATAAGGAGATTAAGCCAGAACAGTTCCCGCCTGCACCCAAACCTGCTGATTACGGATATCAGCCACAAGGTAGTGGGCCGCCAAAACCGGCTAATCAGCAAGCCGTACCGCAATAAATTATCAACTTCTATTTGGAGATTTAAAATGAGCTCTCTTACAACTGCTAAATACCCTGCCGAATCGGGCGCACTCCCAATCATAGATCGTGCAGCTTTTGCAAGTCCAATTATTCTATCCCAGAATGCTACTCCTGTGGCTCTTACCGGCACAGTTGCAGAGACTGTACTAGCTACTATTAATATTCCCGGTGGGATGATGGGGCCTAATGGTGCATTGCGTATTACTCCGCTGATCTCTACCACGAATAATGCTAATAACAAAACGTGCACAATTAAATTAGGGGCTTCATCTGTATTTAATTTGACCGCAACTGCCAATGCAGCACACAATCTACACGCCTCTGTAAGGAATCGGGGATCACAAGCATCTCAAATCTCTACGAATGGCGGAAACTACGGTCCAGTATTTACAGCAGCTTCAACTATTGATACTTCGGTGGATCAGCTGCTAACTATTCGCGGCACACTTGCTAATGCTGGAGATACTATTACGCTGGAAGGTTACACTGTTGAGGTACTTCCCGGTAGCTAACCTGTTTCGCGGCCTAGGAGTATCTGTCTACTATCCTGTAGCGGAGTGAATCGCATAGGTGGCGCAGGTGGCGATATTTCGTAAATAGGAACTCTTACAAGGGAGTACTAGACAAAGTCGCAGCTATCGCCTTAAGGCGAGAGACCGAGTGCAGTCCCCTTGTAAGATTACTATGTCGAAGTACGATACCTGAGATCAGCCACCGTATAAGAGTAATGCAGCGATACCATAATATTTATAATTTATAGGACATTTCATGGCAACCCAAATTCCAAATCAATTTACTCAGTTTGAACTTACTGAGAATGAACAGCTCGCAGGTCAGCATCTCAGTATCGCGCAGACTCAAGTAATTCAAAATATGCTCTCAGAATACTGTATCCAAAAACTCAATCTTCCTTATACTCCTAATGATCACATGGCTTATGTACAAGCAGAAGCTGAACTTACTGGTCAGATTGGAATTCTTAAAGCTATCCTAGATGCTAGTACAGCTGCCACTGAAACAATTCTTCAGCGTACTCAAGAACAGAATTAACACCCGTAGCACCCACCCTGTAATTTCAATGTAACTCCCCCACCTTAATAATGGAGAACTACTATGTCCGTCTTTGCAAAACTGTTTGGCCCTGCTCCTGCTGCTCCTGCACAAGCTGCACAAATTCCATCACAACCGGGACAACTGCCTGCTAATGCAGCTGCGGCTGTTGCTAGTACTACCAGTGCTGGTACTGGCACTAATGGCGTAGTTCCTGCAACTCCTGCTACCACAGAAGGTGTTGTCAAATCCGGTCTCGATGGCTTTAGTGATATCTGGAATACTGAAGCTAATAAAGGCGACCCCGGTCAGCCACTATTTAATGTCTCGCATGATAAGATGATGGAAGCAGCTCGTAAACAGAACTTCACAGCTGGTATTAATCCAGACCTCGCAGCTAAAATTGCAGCTGGCGGCACAGAAGCTGTAGCAGCTATGATGGAAATGATGAATACTGTTGCACAAAACGCATACGCACAATCAGCGTTTGCTGGTACTCGTCTTATTGAAGGTGCGCTGGAAAAGTCCCAGTTTGCTAAATCTGCAGATATTGATAACCGCATTCGCAGCACAGCTCTTAATAGTACTCTCCAGCAAGATAACCCAATGCTTTCCCATCCCGCAGCACAGCCTATTTTGAACTCTATTCAGCAAACTTTGCTGGTTAAGTTTCCAAATGCAACCGCACAAGAACTCGCTGGTATGGCTAAAAGCTATCTCACCGAATTCGCCACAGCAGCTAACGGCCCAGCTAATACTGCCGCCGCAGCTAATACCCAAACTGGGCCTAAGGAAACTGACTGGTCTAAGTGGTAATCTCCAAGAACACTCTGCAGTGTAAGTAGTATTGTTGTACCCAGAAGTAAATTCATTTGCTTCACTCTTTCTATAACTTTAAAAGGAAATATTATGTCCGCTGGTCTCTTGAGTACCGCGCAACTCACTACCGACATTGCAGCTAAAAGCTTTGCTGGTATGATTACGCGTCTGATGCCTAATGGCTCCGCTCCACTGTTCGGTATGACCGCACTGTTGGATTCTGAAACTGCTGTAGCTGTTGAACACGGTTTCTTCACTAAAACCATGCTGTTCCCAAGTCTTACTATGGGCGGTGGTGGTGCTACTAACGTGGCTACTACTCTGACTGTAGTTTCTACTGCTAACATCGTGCCCGGCATGATTATGCAAGTCGCTTCTACTTCTGAGAACATCATCATCAATACGGTAGTAGATGCTACTAACGTCACTGTAACTCGTGGTGTTGGTACTGTTGTTGGTACTGCTATCGCTGGTGCGATTATTCTTAATCAGATTGGTAATGCATACGAAGAAGCTTCGCTGCGTCCAAACTCGCTGCTGATTAACCCAGTTCGTGTCACTAACCTGACTCAGATCTTCCGTAATACTTGGGCTATCTCTGATACTCTGCGTGCTACGATCATGATCGCTGGTGAAACTAACGAAGCTGAGAGCCGTCAAGATTGTGCAGGTTTCCACGCTGCGGATATTGAGAAAGCTCTGTTCTTCGGTCAGAAGTCGCAGGGTACTCGTAATACTCAGCCTTTCCGTACCATGGATGGTCTGATTAATATTATTGGTAACCTGTCTTATTACCCTTCGAGCTACGCTGCACCAAACACTAATACTGCCGGTGCAACTACTAACTACACTCAGTTGGAAGGCTTCTTGGATCCAATGTTTAACCAAGCTACGGATCCGAAAGTAGCCAATGAGCGTGTGTTGTTTGTAGGTGGTCAAGCGCGTCGAGTACTGAATAAGATCGGCCAACTTAACGGTACGTACTTTATCAGTGATGGTCAGACTTCGTATGGTTTGCAATTCAGTACTTTCAAAACCAGCCGTGGCCAGTTCCGCATGATTGAACACCCACTGTTTAACAGCAATGCAACTTGGCAGAAAATGGCTGTTGGTGTTGATCTTAGCACCTTCAAGTTGGCTTATCTGGGTGATCGTAAGACTCAGACTAAGGAGTTTAACACTGCTGGCAAAGAAGCGCAGGATAACGGCATCGACGCTATCGGTGGTACTCTGACAACTGAGCTTACTTGTGTGGTTAAGAATCCACCAGCTAACTCGGTCATTTACAACCTGACTGCTGGCGCTGCTGGTTAATCAGTAAATAGTGTCCTCCTCGCAGCGAGTGTTATAGTGATCCTATAGCCTCGCTGCTTTTTTACAGAATTCATTTTACAGGGAATTAAAATCATGGAAACCAAACCTACCGATCTCAAAATTGGCGACACTCCTACCGTCATGGCGCTGTTTAAGAACACGATGGGTAACTGTGTTTATATCTTTAAAAATGGTAAGCCAGCTATCTTCCAACAAGGTCGCTATTTGACTAATTCGGAAGGTGAGATTCAAGAACTTATGGCTGAAGTACAAGCTGGTAATCCTCACATCTATGTGGATCAGGCTGAATTCGTAGTGGACACTAAATTTGTAGACCCACTAGAATCTATTCGTGCTAAGATCATTGCAGAGCTTCACGCACAAGGTCGTTTGATTGATTCAGGTGAGACTGACTTTGGTACTTCTGAAGCTGGCAAACTTACTGTAGGTACTACTACTAGTGTAGCTGCTGCTATGAGTGGTAGTAACTCCGGTGCTGGTACTGCTTCAGTAACTGGTGCAGCTGCTCCTGCTGGCAGTGCTAAGATCGCACTCAAAGCTTCTTAATAACTTTTCATAGCGAGATTAAAATGGCGGATTTCAACGCATTGGTAGATGATGTAATTAAAATTACTAGTCGCCCTGATTTGCTTGTAGAGACTCAGATGGCTGTGAAATCCGCCACTTTGCAATTGCATCGTTCGGATTTCTTTTACAAAGATATTAGGGAAGAAGTATTGCAATTTAATACTACTGACTATCTTCAGACCATTGATTACAGGACTCTGTTTCCACGGTATCGGGCACTGAAGTATCTTCGTAAGTATGATCCAAATCAGGGTGTTGGTAGTTTTCTTAAAGTCATCACACCAGAACAAGTATTAGATGGATATGGGGCCGCTTTGTCTGATATCTGCTACGCAGCTGGAGCTGTGATTCAGATTAAATCAGCTACTGCTATGTCATTTGCAATTATCGGTATCTATGAAAACCCAATTGTAGCAACTCCAGAAACTTATAATTCTTGGGTTTCTGATGAAGCGTATTTCGCAATTGTGTATTCTGCTGCAGCTAAGATGTTTGGAGGTATCCTCAACAACCCAGCTAAGCAGAAGTACAATTCAGAAGAAGCATTTCGGGAATTCTTGGAAGTTTCGAACTCTAACATTTTAGCAACAGGAGAATAATATATGAGTGGCGCTTCTATTTTTGCTGGAGGTACTACCGTTGTAAGTACCGCCAATGCAGATAACACAGTTTTAACCCAAGAGTTTATAACTATTCAGGGACAAACTCTTTTCGTACTTACTGCTTTTAGCTATGCTCCGGGAACTAACTCTTTGCGCGTATTTGTGAATGGCGTACGTCAGCGAGTAGGTACAGATTTTGTCGAAACCGCATTAGACAGATTTACTCTGATTGGTGTAGAGGCTGGGGATATCGTATCCGCTGAAGGTATGGTAGGTACTACTGGTGCATCAGCTGCACTAACAGGAGCCTCCGCAGCAGCAAGTGCAAGTGCTCAATCAGCTGAGGATGCGGCAGCTGCTTATGCTGCTATTCTAGGTCTTTCACTTCCAGCATTACCACTATCTATTGCTAATGGCGGTAGTGGACAAGGAACTAAGACTGGATCCTTTGATGCTCTAGCACCTACTACTACCAAAGGAGATTTGATTATCTCTAATGGGGCTGATAATGTTCGGTTCCCTGTAGGTACGAATGGGCAGGCACTACTTGCAGATAGCACTCAACCAAATGGAGTTAGATGGGGTACTTCTGGTCTAGGAGTTGGAGGAGCTAACACCATTGTAGGTAGTGTGACTCTTACAGCTACTAGTGCTGGAGCACAGACTGTAACTCCTACTGGTCCGGGATTCTACGCAACTCTGCCAGATGCTACCACTATGCTTAAAGGTAGCACTGTATTTGCCTTGCAGAATAACTCTGAGTATGACTATGGGGTTAAAGATTCAGCTGGAGTACAACTTGGTTGGATTCGTCCATTCACTGGTTGTATCATTGGACTGGCAGATAATGCTGCTGCTGCTGGTGTGTGGGACTGTGTAAATCTTGAGAAGGTTGGAGTTACTGCGCAGCTGATCTCTACTTCTACTGGTGCAGGTGGTTTGTTTAGAGTCCCACTAGATGCTACTCGCTCACTGCTTGCTTGGCATCAGGGAAGTACCACAGTAAATGGTGTTGTGTATGATTCTGCCACTAATACTTTTGGGGCTGTCACAGTTCTGGTGACTCTTACAGCATCTGGAGTATTTGCCTTCTGTAACGGATATCTTGCCGGTCAAGCAGTTATTGCAGCTATTGAGGCAGCCTCTTCCACACTAAATTTTAATGTAATTACTGCCACTGGAACTACAATTGCTGTAACAGCGCAAACTGCTGCACTTGCATCTACTGTAGGAAGTACGTCAATTGGTGTATTGCAGGTAGGTACTTCCGGTAATTTTGTTGTGACCTATGTACGAGACGGAGCAAGTTATTTTCCAGAGATTCGTGCAGTCAGTACTGGTGTTGGTGGAGTCACTATTGCTATTGGTGCAGCACTTTTGCTCCCAAATAGTTATGGGGGTGTAGGTGTAGTTAATGGTACTGCGGTGTTCTCTGTGACGAATGCACAGGTACTGGTAGTATCTGGCAACCCAACTACATTGTATGCGACTCCATATGCTGTAGCTGGTAATGTGCTTACATTGGGCACGACAGCCACAGCAGCAATGACTTCCAATTCACCTAGGTACATTAAACAATTACCTTCTGGGCGATTTTTGGTAGGTTATTTGAATACCTCGTATTATATGGGGCTGATTAAAGTTACAGGTACAGTAGCTTCTATCTCTTCAGTAGTTCTCGGATCTGGCGCTGTCGCAGCTACTAGTTTTGATATGATTGCGTGTGGAGCTACAAAAATTGTAGCTATGTCATATCTTTCTAATGTTTTTCACATTCAAATTTTTACTGATACCGCAGGTACGCTGACAGCCGGCTCAAATCTAACAGTCTCATTAGTAGGAACAGGAGCGGCTTCTTTTATTTCAGTTACCGCAGCAGTTGCAAAAATACTGGTTGCTGACGGCACTATTGCTAGGTTATTTTCTTTTGATGTAAGTGGCACTACTCCAGTACTGCTTTATGCCAAAAGCCTCAATGTAGCTGTGCCTGTAAATTTTCCAATAGCCTCGCCGTCCTCTTATTATTTCATTCAGTCGCGTATCGGAGCAATACTAAGTGCGGGCAATAATACTTATTTGGTGAGTCAAACTGCGCCAATTACAGTTTGTGGGGTAACTGGAATTACCTCGCTGAAAGCTATTCCTACTATCCCTGCTAACCCAGTAATTGCAGGAGATACCAATGAATCTTGGTGGCTTAGTACTCAAGGCCAAGTAACTCTTCAACGCATGGAGGCAGCAGCATGAAAACGATTACTATTCTGGTGGTTGCAGGTGCTATCATGGCATCTGGGCCTTTCAGTGAGAGTGAAGATGAATTTGAATTTAGCGGGCTTATTTACCCAAAAGCAGTTATTCCCGGGTATGAGATTCATGAAGTAGCCTTGCAAGATGAAGAGAAAATTAGTGACTTCACTTGGAACGGCACTGAGTTAGTCAAAATCATACACACTCCAGTTCTTCCTACCGAAGCTGATTATGTTGTAATGATTGATGAAGTTCTACAAGCTGGTGCAGAGATTCGGACCTACGACAATATTATCAATGCATCTCTGCGAGCTGGCTATCCGGGACCATTCCATGAAGAGGGCTTGCAGTATGCTACTTGGATGGATACTGTATGGGCAATTGGATATGATTGTCTTGCACAAGTATCTAGTGGTCAAATTCCGCAACCTACTTTGGAGGAGTTTAAAGCTATGCTTCCTCCTTGCCCTGTAACTCCACGCTAAGGAAACTAATATGATTACGCGAGTTAAAGGAAGTGTTCTAAGCACTGCAGATAACGTAGGATATGTATCTACTTTTGATATGGGGCCGCAGAATACTGATATCACAGCAGCCTTGTTAGCAGCATTAACAGCAGGATCTCCTGTATCTGTTGGTGTTGGTACTTGGCTGTTTACTACTCTGGCAGTACCTGATGGAAGTATTATTATTGGGGCTGGCGAGAAGTCAGTATTAAAGCAAAAAGATCTTACTAACGCACCTGCTATTTCTGTAGGTTCCAATTGCCTGCTGTATGATTTTATGCTAGATGGTAATAAGGTCAATCAGGTAGGTCTGAACTTCCATGGGTTTACATTTAACAACTCAGTAGATTCGCAAGGAGTACAACTCTATGCGCAGAGTGTTAAGGGTTCATCTTTCCGTATTACTGGTGCAGCTACGAGTGAAGTGCACCTCTTGGATTGTAGCTCCACTGGACACACTGAATCCGGAATTCTTGTAGACTCTGGCGCTAATATTTCTCTGGTCAATTCTAGGATTCTTACTTCTGATGCGATTGCTACTGGTGACGGAATCAGTATCGCTTCTAATGGACTGGCAATTTCCAATGTGACTATTCAAGCTCCAATTGTACGTAATCAGACAGGACGCGGAATTGCCTTAATTGGTAATGGCTCCAAGAATGTAACTTCTGTAGCTGTGACTAATCCTAGGGTAGCAAACTGCGTTAACAGTGGTATTCATTTGGTCAATGCTGATGGGTGTGCCGTGATTGGTGGCATGAGTAATAACAATGGTATTGATGGTGTCAGGATTGAAGGTGATGTGCAGAACTGCAGAATTGCGCAAGTCAATGCTCGAAATAATACTCAGTTTGGTCAGCGAGAAGTTGTAGCTGGTAGCACTCCCAATCTTAATACCTTCATCTATGGCATAACTTCGGGTAATGGCACAAATGCTATTACTAAGGTTGGCGCTAGTTCAGTTGTATTATAAAACCAAGGAGCTTCGAGAATGCAACAAACATACCGCGCTAATCTTACGGCTGCTGAATTTCCTTTCCTCTCGGAGCTTCAAGGTCGTACTGTTATCATCCCCGGATTTGATCAGAACTATTCACGGCAGGCTTCTAGTCCTAAAAATAAGGATCGGGACATTGGTATTCCGCAGATGTATTACTGCCACAATGTAATGCCTACGGATGCTGGAGTTACCAGTCTCTCATTCCAGCAAATCACTGCTCCTGCCTCAGATATTGATAGCACCTTTAATGAGATTTTTAATCTTCGTGATCCTGCAGAGAATGTAGCTGACTTCTGTAACACTACTTCTGGTAGATGTTATGTCCGGCTCACAGTAGCTTCAGGCTGGATTCGTACTACTGATAAGGCTCCAGCTGCTGGGCAGGTTGTAACCATCGCGTATGTGAATGGCCAGACTTATATCTACTTCGGTGGAGTTGGCTGCTTTACATATAACTTTGCTACTAATGCGCTGGATGCTGTAGTACTTACTTCTCTCACACCTGCGAATATCCAAGGGATCTGTGCATCTAGTGGTTATATGATTGCGTGGACAAGTACTACTGCTCTCTGGTCATCCATTGTAAGTCCTATTGATTTTACCCCCTCCTTAATTACAGGAGCTGGCGGCGGAGGTATCCAATCCCTTAAAGCTGCAATTACTGTATGTCTTCCAATGAACAATGGTTTCATTGTGTATACTAAAAAGAATGCAGTGGCAGCTGTCTATTCAGGTAACTCCCAATTCCCATTCAATTATAAAGAGATTATTGGTGCAGGTGGCTTAGCAGCTTTTAATCTTGTATCTTATGATGGTAATAGTACAAATCACTACGCGTACACTTCTAATGGTTTGCAGGAAGTATCTCCAGCTAATAGTACTGTAATGTTTCCGCAGCTTACCGACTTCATCGCAGGCTCCAAATTTGAAGATTACAATGAGCTATCAGGTATTTTTACTGTGGTAGATCTTGTAGTTCCGATGAAGAAGAAGCTTACAATGATATCTAATAGATATCTTATTTTCTCTTATGGAGTGAATCAGCTTACCCATGCACTTGTATATGACTTTGCTCTCTCTCGTTGGGGCAAGATTAAACTTAACCACGTTGATTGTTTTGAGTACTCCTACCCTTCCAGTGAAGTGGTGGAAACTCCTCGTAGAAGTATTGGCTTTCTTCAAGCTGATGGTTCGATTATTATTGCAATCATTGCTTATGATACCACTGGCTCTAATGGAACTGCTATTTTTGGTAAGTATCAATTAGATCGGAACCACTACATTGGTATGCAGGAGATTCATCTGGAGAGTGTGAAGTATGGCAATACCCTGAATGTTAAGCTTATGTCCTCAATTGACGGTACTAACACATTCATCACACTACCAGTACTTGATCCTAAGAGCAATGGAACAGTTCGTAGGTATGGTTGCCGTGCCACTGGAGTTAATCACAGCGTAGCTCTTACTGGAGCATTTCATTTGAACTCTCTAATTCTTAAATTCTGTGATGAAGGGGAGGTACGCTAATGGCCACCGGAGTATTAAGTTCAGATGTCAATCTAGGACTTCCCCATGTTACACCTGTAGATTCTGGAAACATAGCACTCAACAATCATCTGCAAGATGTGCTAAATGCCTTCAGAATTGTACAGCAAGAACTCACTGCTGCTAAGGCTAGAATCGCCGCCCTAGAAGCATATAACATTGCGCACCCATAGGAATTATCATGACCCCAATGAATCTGTCTGCTCATTTTTCTCTTGCAGAAGCTACTCGTTCTGCCAAGGCTGAAACACTTAATATTCTTAACATTGCTCCATTATCGGTAATTGCTACCATGCGAGAGACCGCAGCTAAACTGGAGATTGTGAGAGATATACTTAAGCGCCCAATCAGTATTGATTCATGGTTTCGATGTGCTGCTCTTAATCAGGCAGTAGGTTCCAAGGATACTTCTCAGCATCGTGTAGGTGAAGCTGTTGATTTTATCTGTCCAACCTATGGAACTCCTTTGGATATTTGTCGTGCTATTATTAAAAATAAAGACCAAATTAAATTTGACCAATTGATTCTTGAGCATAGTTGGGTGCATGTGTCCTTCTCGATCCTAAGTGGGAAGCCACGAGGTCAGGTGTTATCCTTACTTAACACTGGAGGTTATGCCACAGGACTTACAGATCCTAAAGGCACTCCTTATAAATAACTAAACTAAGGGATAGCTATATGAATGAAAGAGATCTTGAAATAGCAGAGTTAAAGCATGAAATCAAAGAGTTAAAATCAGATGTTAATAAGCTTAGTGCTGACATTAAAGGTTTAATCGAAGCTTGGAATACTGCTAAAGGAATGACCTCTTTTGTTAAATGGTTGTCTGGCCTTATCATTGCAGGTGGAATTATTTGGAAGTTTCTAATTAAAGGAAATTGACATGAATGATTTAATTAAAGGTGCATTACCTTGGATTGGTACCGCTCTTGGTACCCCGCTAGTTGGTATTGCTGTAAGTGCTATAAGTAAGGTACTGGGTCTGGACAATGCTACTGTGGACTCAGTTAAAACTTTATTAAGTGGTATGTCCTCAGAAGATCTGCTCAAACTCAAAGTAGCAGAGATGGAAACCCAAGCAAAGCTGCAGGAAATTGGCTTTGATAATGTCTATAAACTAGCTGAACTGGAAGTCCGTGCTATTGAATCAGTGAATAAAACTATGCAAGCAGAAGCGGCTGCTGAGCATTGGCCAACCTATAGCTGGAGACCTGCAATTGGTTTCGCTGTAGCGTTCAATTTAGTATCTGCATCACTCATGGTATTTATTGCTTATCTGTTTAAGCCTGAATTAGTTCCTCAGATTCCAGCAATGCTTACAGCTCAAGCTGGGCTGAATGCAGTAGCCATGCCGATACTTGGTATTGCAAGTTACTTTCGAGGTAAGGGTCAAGCTGATCCTAACATTCCAGCAGCTATTCAAATTCCAGCCTTTCGGGCTAATTAAATTTTAAAGGGGGGTTATTATGGGACTTGGCATTAAAGGCTCAGTCGGATCTAAAAACGAAGACTACGATGAATCAGAGTCGTTAACTAAAATCTTTTTAGGTCACACTGATGGAGTAACAGATACCCAGAACAGTGGTAGTACCAACACAAATAAAGGTACTGTTTCTAATAGCGCACATAATACAGGCTCAACCAATACCACTACACAAGGTCCAAGTACCAGTACTACCCATAACAGCGGGCGTATTGACACTTCCCAACTAATGCTCACAGAAGCTGCTGTTCAGCATATTGCTAATGGTATGCTGGAAAGTAATCAGGGACTTGCTGCCACGGTTAAAGGGGACAATATTAGTGGCGGCTATAACTCTACTACTAAAGGCCTTCTCGCTAGTGATCTGATTAGTCGCATTTCTGGAGAAGTAGCAGCGCGTGGCGCACAGACAGTAAATACGATTGGTGCCTCTTCTAGCTCTACTACTAATTCAGGCAGCACTACTACTCAGGTTATTGGAGCCTCTGATACTTTTAGCCTGCAAGATACTGATATGACTCAGATCATGGGACCTAGTAGTACTAAGGCCATTACAAGTAGTGATACTCAAACCGATCAGCATGATCTTAAAGAGACTTCTGGCTCTAAGGATACAGTAGAAACTAAGGCAGAGACTGAGTCTAAATGGATTCTGTGCACTGAATTAGTTCGACAAAACCGCATGCCTCTTAAATACTATCGCTATGGTTCCCGTGAATTTGCAAGTTATGATGAGCAGAGCAAGAAAGGTTATTACTTCTGGGCTGTGCCAATGTTGGCGCATCTGAAGAAGCATCCGTATTCTAATACTTCACGAATTGTATGTGCCCTATTAAATGCACGTGCTGAGTATATTGCGGCAGAAGGTGGCTGCAAAGGAGCTAGAAAGACTATTCTTGGCTGGGGCACCAAACAGATGTACTGGGGTTGCTGGCTTCTGTCTCGCACAGTAGCTCGTAACTATGGAAATGTAAATATCTCCGGAGGGTACTATGCCAACGAGATTAAGTAATACAGAATCAATCTCCATGTTTAAGCCCGGTAATGTGGGAGATATCATGGATGCTGTTGGTATTAATAATGAGAATCTTATCAAGCGTTCTGCTTTGGTACAGGATATCTTTGCACAGCAAGATAAGGACGCCGCTGATATGGTATCTAATATGGGAGTTGCAGGTAATAGCTCTCAGATTGTACTTAAAGCACAGCAGCTGGCTGATCTGGATGCTCAGAATAAGGGACAGCAGTTAGCTACTAATCTGGGAATTAATCCGGGCGTATCTTCGGATGTGTTAGATAAGATTAGTGAGGAATGGAAAGCCTCTAAACTGGATGCAATTGACAAGCGTCAGAAGCTTGCACATGATTTGGATATTAAATTCCTTGACCATCCAGTTGATTATGTAAAAGCTCAAATGGGATTGGAAAGTACTGTACGTAATGCAGAGATTGCAGCTGCTAGGAGTAACGCGGCTACTAAAGACTTTGCTGACCTTCAGACTCTTACTCAGAATATCCCGGGTCAAATGGCAGCACTTAAGCAGACTAAAACTGCTGCTACTGTACAAGCTACCCTAGAAGGCGCTGCTGCGGAGATCGCAACTAAGATGGATGCACAGAAGATTGCCAATGCTGGAATCAATGTTAATCGAATCAATGCATTGAATACCATGGACTCCCAGCAGTTACAGAATCTTGGTGTAGCAATGCAAACTAAGAACAGTGCTGAGAGTCTTGCTCTTAGTCAGCAACATATGGCACTCGCAGAGAAACAATTTGTAGAGACTCAAAAAGCAAATAAGCTTGCAGCAGAAGATAGGCTGGAGCGTTTGAATGAAAAGAAAGAAGATCGAGTGCAGATGAAAGATGCTGCTGATACTGTACGCCTTGGGGCTGCTACTATGGGGTTCAAAGATATCAGTGCTTGGCCCGATGCTAAGATTATTACAATGCTGAACTCTAAGCGTGCTGATATTGTAGATTTCTATCACACTGGTATTAATACTCAGAGTGCTGGCAAGCCAATGGTATCAGAAGATCCGGGACAAGTTGGTCGCATGATTGTGCAGCACAATGCTCCAATGACAGCAGCACAAGGTACTGTTAAAACCTTCTTGCGCGATAACTTCCTTGAAGCTGGAAGTACACAAGCAGCTACTGTTGGCGGGTATGATCGGACTAAGCCCGAACTGGTAGCAGGGGCAGCAAGGACTTCAGCAATTGCTAAGGCCAAGGCACAGCAAGGTAATATTGATATTGGAAACGCTAACAATATCTATGCACCTCCACCTCTGGAATCTGTACTGAGTGTAAATGGTGTTAATAAGACTGCTTGGTATACCTCAGTAATGGCTCCGCAGATGGTTACTGGAGCCTTGAAAGAAACTAATCCTGATCAACTTATCTCCCTCACAGCTGCTGCAATTAAAGCTGGTAAGGTATCTCATGCTGAGGGTATCAAGGGACTCACACTCGCATTTACAGCGGCAGCAGCAGTTAATAACAGTACCAAGAATTATGACTCTGTAGGTCTCCCTATGCAGACAAGTTTCAATACTAAGTTGCCAGATGCCATGGGAGTTCCAAGGAATTATAATCTCTTAACTCCACAAGATGTTACTAGAGCTGTAGCTCTGAAGCTGCGCGGAGTCACTATGCAGGAAGCCACTGCAGGGGCTACTGGATTTGGTACATTCAACTAAAAGGGGTATTTCATGCATGAGAAAGTAGATTACACAGCGCTTAATGCAGCCTCTGATAAAGGTGAACAACCTTCCTATCTGGCTGCGGCTGATGCGCATAACTATGGTAATGGTAACTTTGCATTTACTGATTCTTCCACTTGGGGAGATGGTCTAGATAATGCAGGTAAATTCATTGCTACCGCAGGGCTCTCGGGCCTGAATAGTTTCTATAATACCGGAGTCACTGTTGGTAACTGGTTAGGGGCTGATCTTAAAGAGAATGACACGCATGCCATGATTGCAGCTTTGGATGATGATCTGGGTAAGTATTATCAGAATAATCAGAATGCCGTAGATATGGCAGGTTTCATTGCTACCAGTATCATTCCGGGCCTAGGAGGAATCAAGCTCCTGAACATGGGACAGAAAGTACTGCGCACAGCACAGGAAACTGGGATGCTTGGCGCTAATCTCTCTCGTGCTACAGGACTTTTAACTCCTAGTGCTAAGGCGTATACAACTCTTGCTGCTGTGGATATTGCACAATCTAGTGCTACCTTCAGTGCCGTAACTGGTAATGCACTCAAAGCCATTGGAGCTGGATATGGCCAAGCCGCATTGGAGTCTGCTGCATTTGAAATTGCGGTAACTGCTACTTCCTTTAAGTCCCCAGTACTGAATGATCTTGACGGTTGGGATATTGCTAAAAATATGCTGGTGGGTACTGCTGTGGGCGGTGTTATTGGCGGAGCTATTAACCATGCGATTACTCTGGGTAACATCAAAGGCGCAGTTAAAGCATTTAATCCAGCGGAGAAGCAATTCGCTGACCTTGCTGATGTTACGGCGCTCAGTCCTGCCCAACGTATTATTAGTAGAAATAGTCATATTAGTGATATGCCGGTAGCTCCAACTGCTAGTGAGATTGCTGACGGTTCCTATACCTTTGCAGCTCCATTGCTTAAAGATCTGAATGCAGGTCAACAAGCTGATGTAGCAGGTAAGCTAAGTGGTAGATTGGATAGGCTTCGTACTGAGACTCTTACTTCCATGGCGAATAAGAATCGCATGGACTTTCAAGAGCTCTCTGCTGGAGACAAGACTCTTGCTAATCATCTTACTGATATGAGCGTAGGGCTCTCAGGGAATCAGACCATTGCAAATATGGAGGGTCTGGTAGAGCTTGGTAGAATTGGTAAGACTCTCAAGGCTGAAAAAGAGATTGAGAAGTTTACAGCTAAGCAAGCTAAGAACATTGATGATATTCTTACAGGAGAATCAGGCGCTGGAGTACTTCCTAAAAAAGTAGGATATGTTAAGATCAGCGGTGCTGATATGGGCAAAGTAACATTTGATGAGCCGAAGATTCTTAGTCTTGGAGATACTCATGAAAGTGCGGCGGAAGTTCTACAAACTGTTAGTAAATACAAGTTTAAAGAGAGCCGTATCTGGGACGCTAAATCGGCAGATCATACTGAAGCTGAGGCAAGGTATATCTGGGCTGATCGGAATGCGAAAGTAACAGAAGGTATGCAGATTGGAGAGCATGATATTCCACTGCTTGAAAGAGCTATGCAGGCCAAGTTGGAAAAGATTACTGTAGTTTCACAGGCGGGTAATTATGAGATTAATACAGTGCAGGATTTGGTCAAGCACTTGCAAGTATCTAAGGAAGAAGTAGCTGCTTCTTTAATTCAAGGCCACAAAGCTGGTACAGGAGTTAGTACTGAAGCCATTGCAAAAATCACTAATGTATCTCAAGAGTTCTTGGAACAAGGTCCTAGCTCTGCACTTGCTAATGATCTATTTGCACGCCAAGCTGCTAAAGCGCAGTATGTAAAAGATTTGGAAGCTAAGGGGTTGTTCAGCCATGAGAAGCTGGATAACTTCCCCTACCAACCTTCATATGCTAAAGCTGCATATGACACCAGTATTCTTAAAGATATGGATGCCATGCAGGTTTCAGGTATGGCGTATCTGAAAACTCAGCAGAAGCTGTATCAGCAAGGAATTGATAATGTACTTGCTAAGCATCTGCCAGATGATCTGATGAATAGACTTTGGCATCCGGGCGATGAAATGATGCTTAAGACTAATCGCTTCGGCAGTGGTCCGGGACTTTTCAGTTTTGCTAATGGTGGATATCATACCCCTGAAAGCTGGGCTGAAACTATTGGATCTGCGACTGCTGCAATTCAGAAGCATTTTAAAGATGCTACTACTGATACGCTGCAATCTTCTTTGTACAAGCTGGCCTCGAATCAACATGCTGCTATTGAGTTTGAAAGTATTAATAAAACTCTGATGAGTACTTCGGAGCAGTATGGTATCAATGAAGCTGGCAATGCATTAGTGCCGCTCAAAATTCTAGATTGGGAAGCAGCTGTACGCGCGGGTAAAAATGTAGCACGTCCTGCTCTCCAAGAAGGTGCACCTGCGCAGATTGCAATTAAAACCCCTGAAGCATTAGAAGCTTGGAATGTTCGCACAGGACTTACTGGTGCAAGGACTGAAGCATTTGGTGAAATTAGAAATGCGCAGGGACTTACAGATTTAAAAGATCCACGGGCACTGAGGCCAATCAGGCCTGACCCTAAAGACTATCCATACTATGCAATTGTAGTGGATGAAAGTGTTACAGGAGTTGGGCACAAGAGTATGATTCATGCAGCCTCTCCTAAAGAACTGGAAGAGATGATTGCTAAGGTGCCTGATAATTACAAGACTTACAAAGGGGATCAGCTTAAGGAATATCATAAGGCTCACGGAGAGTTTGATTATGAAATGACTCTGCATGAGAACTATATTGATGCTGATCTGAAGAAATCTGGTGTTAACAATCCATTCTTTATTAAGACTGATCCGCAGAAGATTGCACAAGATATGCTCAGGGATCATTTGAAGTCAGATGATATTTTCACACGGGAGCTTGTAAATGCTAAGTATGAAAAAGAGTTTAGTTTCCTTCGGCAGCAAGGGGAACAGTATACCAATACGGCAACCTCTCAGTACAAAGGTTCATACCGGGACATTGAAAATTCAGTTAAGAACCCGTATCTGAATTATGTAAAAACCGCTCTTAATGTATCCCAGATTTCAGAACACCCGTATATCATGGGGTTGAATCAGAAGCTTGATTCTGCGGTGAGTAAGACTTGGGAAGTAATTGGTCAGGCAGTACGGGATACCAAGAGCTTGGAGGATCTGGATAAGATCAATAAGAGCCTCAAGGAGTTTGGGGTTAAATCAGCGTACTATGATGCAGCTACTGATCTGCTTGCAAATCACTCTGCTCCTAAAGGAGTGTTGGTGAATTTTGTAAGTAAGGCCAATGCGATGTTGAGTACTTTGACTCTGAGATTAGACCCTTTGAATGCAATCAATAATGCTGTAGGTTCCACGGTTCTGTATGGTACGGAACTTAAATCATTTATCAATGCAATGGGATCAGCAGATGGTGAGCTTGCAGGTAAGCTTACTGGTATGCTCAAGATGGATAGGCCAAGTATGGCTAATCTCACAGGTGCTCCTACAGATCAAGTTACAACTGCTGGTAAGATCATGCAGCAAGCGGTTAAGAATTGGTTTGATACAGAAGCTAAGACTTTGAGTGGAACTCCACTGAAAGAATACTATTCCAAGAATGGTTGGAGTACTAGGCTTACAGATCAGGCACGGCAGATGATGGAGGATTTGACTCTTCAGGGGTCAGAGACTCCAAGTGTTATGACATCTAAGTTACAATCTGCCTTCACTGCATTTAAAGAGCTTGCGAATAAGGGCGAGAAGATTACAGGTAATAAGTATGCTGAGGAATTCAATCGTTTTGTATCCGCAGATAGCATGCGTCAACTGACTGATCTTGGAGTTCAAGCTGGTAAGATCACAGATCAAGAAGCTGTTGGATACATCAATACTTTTGTGAATCGTACCCAAGGTAATATTATGGCTACTCAGCGGCCATTGATGTTCCAAGGTGCAGTGGGTCAAGCGGTAGGGTTATTTCAGACCTACCAGTTTAATATGATTCAACAGCTGTTCAGGCATGTAGCAGAAGGTGCGCCGAAGGATGCTGCTATGCTGCTTGGCTTGCAGGGTACTATGTATGGTATGAATGGACTGCCGGGGTTTAACTTCCTTAACACGCATATTGTAGGAACCATGAGCGGGAATGTACACCATACTGATGCCTATAGCAGTACTTATGGAATGGCAGGTAAATCAGTTGGTGATCTCTTGCTGTATGGTTTGCCTAGTAATATGCTCAGGGCTAACCTGTATACTCGGGGTGATATCAATCCAAGGCAAGTTACCATTGTTCCGGTGAATCCTTTAGATATTCCATTCGTTAATGCCACTATGAAGAGTTATGATAATGTGGCTAATAGCTTGGGTAAAATCGCCAATGGTGCATCTGTCTGGCAGACACTACTTCAGGGGATTGAGCACAATGGAATCTCCAGACCCCTAGCTGGTTTGGCTCAGGTAGCACAAGCTGCTACTCATGAAGGTAAGGTGTTTAGTACTACTGGTAAGGGTAGTATCAGTGGTGGTAATGATTTAATGAGTTGGGCTACTGCTGCACGTATTGCTGGAGGTAAGCCATTTGATGATGCAGTAGCTAATGATGCAACCTTCAGAGTTACAGCTTATCAGGCGGCTGATCGCGGTAAGATGGATGTACTTGCACAGGCCATTAAAACCAGTGGAATTGGAGGAGGTGAAATCTCTAATGATCAGATCAATCAGTTTGCAGCAAGGTATGCAGCGGCTGGAGGTAAGCAAGAGAACTTTAATAAGTACATGCTGAAAGAAATTAAGTCAGCTAATACTAATAAAGCTAATCTGATTATGACCAATCTGAAGAATCCGATGAGCCAGAAGATGCAGCAGATTATGGGAGGTACTGCTGGATTGGATGGTTATGGAGTAGCTGGTGGTATGGCTGGTGGCGCTGGTAGTATGGAAGACTATTAATCTAATTATTTTAATTTATAAAGGAAATATCATGCATTCTCTCTCTATGTCCATGACTGTCGGTGCTGGCGGTACTTCTACTAAACTGGCAATTTCTGGTGTCAGTGCCCAGTCAGTTGCTTGTGTTGGTAACACAGTAGTAGTTACTCCAGATACTGACTGCTTTGTACGACTTGGCGCAAATCCAGTAGCACTGGTAGATGTGGATCAGCTTCTGTTGGCTAGGAATACTTATCGCCTTTCAGTAGCAGCAGGGCAGAAACTTGCATTCATTACTGCTGGTTCTGCTGGCAATGCTTATATCAATCAGGAGGGGTAATACTATGGGACTCCAAATTGGAGGTGGAGGTAATAATTTAGCAGAGAGTATTACTACTGCTGGATCTGTGGGGGGAGGTATTCTAGACTCCCTGCCACTGACAGCATTTGCTGCTAGTACTAGGAAACTGCGGACTGCTTATACTGGACCTGCACTGAGAGTTCGGAGATCCAGTGATAATGCAGAGATTGATGTAGGATTTCTAGGGAATGGGGAGTTAGATACCTTTAGTCTCATGAATCATGTAGGAGCTGAGAATCTACTTACTTTCAGTGAGCAGTTTGATAATGCAGCATGGGGTATTGTGGCAGCTGGTAACTTCTCGCCGGTTCCTAATTCTGGGGCAGCTCCTGATGGAACACAGACTGCTACTAAGATGTTGTCAGTTACTGGCGGCTCAGCACTGTCTAGGGTTGTGAATGCAACAGCAACTGCACACACATTTATCATCTACACCAAAGCTGGTAATCGTGTATCTGCAGGTAATTTTCTATTGCGGAATAACACAACAGCAGTAGCTCTTGCCTCTGTTGCAATTAACTGGGCTACTCAGACTGAGGATGCTTACCATAAATACGTAGGTAACGGCTGGTGGAAAATCACAGTTCCTATTGCTGGTGGTATTACAATCGGTGACCAGTTAGGCTTATATTTAGGAGCTACTGGTAGTGTTCCTGCTGGAGAATATTATTATCTCTGGGGAGCTAGTCTTGTTACCGGATCAGCTGACAGGGAGTATTGCAGAACTCTTGGGGCTGCTACTGTAAATGGATCTGGATTTATCTCCAAGTTCTATGATCAATCAGGACAACAGAATCTTATTACCAATGGAGGCTTTGATGCAGGCACTGCTAGTTGGGCTGTTACTGCTGGTGCAGCATTTTCAGTAGTTGCGGGTAGTGCTGTAGTGGTAAGTACGGGTGTCAGCAATGAGTTAATAAATCAAATAATTCCAACTGTAGCAGGAAAATCATACATCATTAGTGCAGATGTGTTATCAGCTCCTCAACAGTTTGGTGTTGTAGTAGATGGTGCCACAAGCATACCGTTTAGTAGCACTACAGGATCCCGCTCTGGTTATTTTACTGCTATAGGTCCAACTACGACACTATATCTAAAAGGAGGTGGAGCTAACAGCAACGTAACTCTGGATAACTTCAGTGTCAAAGAAGTCCGAGATCTAGTCCAAGCAACAGCAGCTAATCAACCTAGGCTTGTAAATGCTGGAGTGATTGATAGGATGAGTAGTGGGAATCTGAAACCCATGATTAGGACTGATGGTGTAGCTCAAACCCTTGTAACTGGAAGCTTTGCAGTTCCTCAACCATTTACTAGGGCTAGTGCTTTACAAGTAGTAGCTCTTCCGGGCGCAGGTGCTCGTGATATCTTTGCTAATAGAGATAACACAATGCCTTTCCTTGCTCTGCACTCTAACACTAATATGTATCTTTGGTCTGGCAGTAGTGTTGTAGGAAAAGCAGGAGTTATTAATGGAGAAGCTGCTACAGTTGTTGAGACATATTCAGGTGCGGCTTCTTCTATTTCTTACAACAGGAGTGTAACTGCTGGAAACCCCGGCGCGAATGGTGCTGATGGACTTAGCGTAGGTATTGGTGCTGATGGGCCAGCTAATATTATGTACGGGGATATCCTCATCTTCCCTTCCGCTCTTTCTCAATCAAATCGTCAATCATTAGAAGCTAACCAGAAAGGTTATTATGGAACTCCATAAAATGCTATTCCTAATCTTCATCCTCTTGCAAGCTTTAGATGTATGGAGTACAGTCAGGATTGTTGTTTCTGGAAAAGGAAGAGAGGCAAATAAGATCATGGCTTGGTGCATTCTGCAATTTGGAATTATCTGGGGACTTACAATCCCTAAACTTCTGGTGATTGCCCTTATCTGGTTTGTGCTGGATAGTGTACCAATCTGGGGCCTGTGGATTCTATGTATCTTGTATGTTGGAGTGCTTGTAAATAACCTGATTGTACTCAGAAAGTTCTAGACAATAAAAAGCCCCGATTACCAATTAAGGTGTCGGGGCTTTTTTTATTCTTACGAAGTTTGCGTGCAGCTTTCAGAACTTCCTAAGCCATATGTATCTGATACAATATTACGTTCCCTGAAAACCGCATCAGTGCAGTGATAGGTATCATCTTCAGTAAGTCGCACAACCCAGTCACCAACTTTAGGCTCTTCATAAGCCTTGAAGCTAACGATACTTATGATAGTGCGCTCATTTGATTGAGTGGCGTGGTAAGTAGCTTCTGCTACCTTCTCAATCTTATGGGCCGCAGTGATTTGAAACGCCATACGAGTTACTGGCTTACCTTGGAAGGGTGTAAATAACATTTCTATCTCCTTTAGAATCAGTTTAAAAGAATAATCTTCTGTGCTTGTGGATACTCCCTCAACAGAATCAACTTCTCTGTCAGGATCTTACACAACTGCATCCTATTCTCTAGAGTATACACTCCATCCAGCATCACTTCACAGTAAGCTGCAATCTGTGCCAGCTTCATATCAATATCATCTGACCCAAACTTATTTAGAAAGGCCAGCTTGGGATGATATTCAGTCTGGAGTTCTCTGTCTAATTCCAGAATCTCTTGTGGGAACAGTTCAAATGTTACCTTACCATTCCCCCAGTTTTGGAGTGGGTTACTCATAGCTCCGTCCTGCTAAATCCTAAGTGCGAAAGAATATTCTCAGCGTGATTTGCTTGGAACTCTGCATCTGCTTGGCTAGTATGAGGTGTTCCTACAAATGGAGGTTTGCATTCCAAGTATTTAAATAACTCTTGCAGAGTCCTGAAGCACCGCTCTTTTCTGAAGTCCCAAGGGATATCAATTCCATACGCAGCATAAGCAGCAGTTAGTACCGGAGCATCAAAGCTTGCACCTTTCCCCCAAATTACTGGAGTAGCCCCCAACTCTGCCAACCAATCACTAAATAATCCAAGTGCTCTGGTAAGTACAATTGCATTTGGATTATCAAATGCTGCTTTGCGCGCCACATCACTTTGCTTACTCCACCAATCTATAGTATCTGGATCAATTCGCAACAAGTCTTGAGTATCAATCCTTACCGCTTGATGGAACCTTCTGCGAGACTCTAACTCCATAAAGGTACAAGCACTAATGGTTAGAATCTTACATCCGGGTTTCTTACCCAGAGTCTCCAAGTCAAGCATTACATTAACTTCTTTGGTATTCATTGTGTCAGTTCCTTCCAGTTTTGACATATTACATTTACCCAGAAAGGGATCTCTTTTACTCTGCAATGTGGCGGGTGTTCCATAGCTTGTTGCTCCTTCTGGGTAAGTATTATACAGAGTTTCTAGGCATTGCTCAAACAATAGTTTTTGGGTCATTTCATTCCCCGCTCTTCGGCAGAGAGATAGTTATAGTCTACAGTATCTGAATCAACCTCTTGTACAATCTTTGGCTTACTCAGGTACTTCCCATCTACTGCAAAGATCATATCCGCAGTTAAGAGGCTTCTGATCTGGTTCATAAGATCATCTACCTTTTCCATATCACTTACACAGTATGCCCAGATTTCCCTAATACTCATTGGAGCAGTAGCATTATTTAATATGCTCATGATCTTATGAGTTACTTCTGAGTTCCTCGCCCTACCGAATTGTCCTAATGCTTTAGGCATCAGACTTTCTGTGTGAGTGAGAAGAGTATTAGCTTCTATTACGTGAGCGGCAGATATAACCGTAGAATAATAGGAAGCACTAATAATAAGACAAAGCTTAAGCAAATGAGTAAAGCGGCGATTAGAGTAAGAAGCGAATCTGATGTCCTCCATCTTCTTACTGTTCTTGTAAATCTTGTCCAATAGGAGCTTAGCGTCTTCATCTAGTTCCGCCTTTCCTTTGACTACCATTTTAATTCTCTGTAGTGCGCTGATGATTGTTACTGTTGATTCTTGACTTGGTAATGCAGGGAATGTGAACTTCTTCCCAGTTTCTTCTCCATGAATCAGAAGCAGCCTAGAGAAGAACCCTTGGCCAAGACTATCAGGCGGAAAAGCGTTAGCAAAACTAGTACTAGTGTTACCACCAAGGATACTAATAGTCGGATTAAGAATGGAGACAGACTTCCCGGTTTTGATTCGATTCTTAAACACCCCATTGTAATCCCAAAGGTTACCCAGAAGAGAAATAAACTCCAAGTTACCTAATCCAATGAAGTCATTGAACTCATCACAAGCGATGAACATTTCACAGTCTTCCCCGATCTCATCCGTATTGAAACCTAACTGTTCATCCAAGAGTTGTTCCATTGTCTGACTCTTTGCGAACTTCCCAGTATCTAATCCACCATCTTCGATTCCAGCTAAGTCCATCATGAACTTCTCTTTGGAGGTCTTATCTCCAGAGATCTTATCATACCCGGCTTGTGCTATAATCTTCTTTGCGATTTTAATCGCCGTACTCTTTCGGGTTCCGGGTTCCCCAATTAGCATTGTATACAGATTGGTATATAACTCAAAGTGCCCGAGAGAGAACGAATACTGTCTCCCTAAGTAGGCTCCTACCATAGAAATTGCTGACCATCTATGGTAGAAGATAGGTGCTTCAGTTTCACCTACATAGGAGAGATATTGTGTTATGAAACTATCTCTCACAAGGTATTCCATACCTTATAGGATTTCTACAATTGGAGGCTCAGGCTTATAAGTAGCAGCCATAATTCTTTCCTGCCCTAAGAGCCGATCAGTAAATCTCACCATTGCGTCTGAAGGATTCTGCCAAGTATTCATAGCTCTTACTACCATGTGCTTGAACTCTTCTTTTAATTCTGGGGGGACTGAAATATCAATCCAAGTTGTTTCTGTAATTGAAATGTGTTTCATATTATTATGTCCCTAAATCAGTGGTGGTACGTAGCGCCAAGGGCAGATACCTAGCTTAGCTAGTACAAAGTCATAGCAGATACAGTTTCGGCGAATAGCTGTAAATGGATGTCCATAGATTTCATGATACTGGTTAACATCAATATCAGTTAATGGCCACCACTTACCACCCTCAACAAAAGTCACATGCACTTCACTTCTATTGGCTATTCCGTCTCTGACCATCTTAGCGCTCCCATGTTGTCCTTGCCAGCTTTAACATCTGCTGGTACTGCGAATTTCCTGACTATTCCATCATAGCCTAGACATTGGATTGGAACAGCCATTCTATCCTGTACCATTTTCATTAGA